TCTTATGCAATTTTTGATAGCGGTTATAAGTATTTCTATGATCGTTTCAATGATAAGTATCGTTACATCCCATGTAATGGAGATATCGCTGGTTTATGTGTAGCTACTTCAGCAACTTTAGATGATTGGTATTCGCCTGCTGGGGTAAACAGAGGTTCACTACGTAACGCTGTTAAATTAGCTTACAATCCAAACAAAGCTGATAGAGATGAGCTTTATCAGGCAAGAATCAATCCTATTGTTTCTTTTCCTGGCTCAGGTGTAACTCTATTTGGTGATAAAACTGCTCTTGCTTCACCAAGTGCTTTTGACAGAATTAACGTTCGTCGTTTATTCCTCAATGTTCAAAAGAGAGCAGAAGGACTTGCCAAGCAAGTTCTATTCGAACAGAATGATGAAACAACTAGAGCATCTTTTGCTAGTGCTCTAAATTCCTATATGGGTGAAGTTCAGGCAAGAAGAGGTGTAACCGACTTCCTGGTTGTTTGTGATGATTCAAACAATACTCCAGATGTAATTGATCGTAACGAATTTGTTGCTGAAATTTATATTAAACCAACCCGTTCTATCAACTATATCACTGTAACCTTAACGGCTACTAAGACTGGTGTTTCGTTTGCTGAAGTAGTTGGTCGCTGATTAATCACAAACAAAACAACGAGGTAAAAAACAATGGCAACAAAAATTAACGATTTTATTTCAAGGATTGGTCAAGGTACTAAGCCTAACATGTTCGCCATCGATATTGTATGGCCAAGTGATTTGGGAGCAGGCAATCCATCTGCTACTGGAGATGACAAAAATTTAGTAGATCTTCTTTGTAAGTCTGCTGCTCTTCCTGCTTCCCAAATAGGTGTTATTGAAGTTCCTTTTAGAGGTAGAACAGTCAAAATTGCTGGCGACAGAACTTTTGATACATGGTCACCAACCTTCTTCAATGATAAGGACATGAAGATTCGTGCCTATTTTGAGCAATGGCTTGAAGCTATTAATACTCACAATGGCAACAATGCTCCCAAATTTAGACCTTCACAAACAGGTGATCAAGGTTATATGGCAGCAGCAGTTAGAGTAAAACAACTCGAAAAAAATAATAGCGAAAGAGGAACTATCCTCAGAGAATATACTTTACATCATGCTTTCCCAACCAATGTATCACAAATTGATCTTGGTTATGATAGCAATGATCAAATTTCTGAGTTCTCTGTAGAATTCCAATATTCATACTGGACAGTCGAAACGCCTACAGCTACCGCCATTACCGATGGCGCTGCTACTGGCATCGCTGGTGTAGAGAAAAGAGTCAACAAATAAACTTAAATAAATAGATCATCGAATCTATTTAATTTAATATGAGTCAACTGTTTGGATTTAAAATTAACAAGAAGGAGGGATTAAAGGGACAATCCCCAATCCCTCCTAATCAAGAAGATGCTGTAGCCACCGTAGCAGGTGGCTATTTTGGCACGTATGTTGACGTTGAAGGCATATCAAGAAACGAGTACGAACTCATTCAACGATATCGTAGCATGGCACTCCACCCTGAGTGTGATACTGCTATTGACGAAATCGTGAATGAGTTTGTTGTTTCTGATGCCGATGATGCTCCAGTAGAAATTGAGTTGTCTAATTTAAATTTGGGTGAAAATATTAAAGCAAAAATTAGACAAGAATTTAATACAATTCTCAGAATGCTTAAATTTGATAAGCACTCTCACCAAATTATTCGTAATTGGTATATTGATGGTAGATTACATTACCATAAAGTAGTTGATTTAGATAATCCAAAGAAAGGCATTTTAGAATTAAGATATATTGATGCTTTAAAAATTAAAAAAGTTAGACAAAAATTTGAAAAGAAAGAAGCAGAAAAGCATATTGAAAGAGGTTCTGCTTTAGAATTTGATTGGGGAGATTATATTGAATACTATCTGTATAATCCACAGGGATTTGGTGTAGCAAATGTTCCTACTACGACAGGTACATATAACTACGCCAACAGTCAAGGAATTAAAATTGCAGCTGACTCAATCGCTTATTGTGATTCTGGTTTGAAGGATACTAATAAGAAAATGACTATTAGTTTTCTTCACAAATCAATCAAGTCACTCAACCAGCTAAGAATGATTGAGGACTCTCTTGTTATCTACAGATTATCTCGTGCCCCAGAACGTAGAATTTTTTACATTGATGTAGGCAATCTTCCCAAAGTAAAAGCGGAACAATACCTCCGTGATGTTATGGCAAGATATCGTAACAAGTTAGTATACGATTCTGCTACTGGAGAAATTCGTGATGACAAAAAGCATATGAGTATGCTTGAAGATTTCTGGCTACCTCGTCGTGAAGGTGGTCGTGGCACAGAAATCACAACACTCCCAGGTGGTCAGAATCTCGGAGAACTTAAGGACGTAGAGTATTTTAAAAAGAAACTTTACAATTCCCTTAACCTCCCACCATCAAGATTAACTGACGACAACAAAGCTTTCAATCTTGGTAAAACGACAGAAATTCTCAGAGACGAACTTAAATTTGCTAAGTTCATTGGTCGTCTCCGTAAGAGATTTAGCGAGCTATTCCATGATATGCTCAAGACTCAACTCATTTTAAAAGGCATTATAACCCCAGAAGATTGGGAGGATATGGAAGAGCATATTCAATATGACTTCCTGTTCGATAACCATTTTAATGAGTTGAAGCAAACAGAATTAATGAAAGAAAGAATTGCTTTAACAATTGATATGGATCCTTTTGTCGGAAAATATTTTTCTACTGAATATATTCGTCGCCAAGTATTAATGCAAACTGAAGTTGAATACAAGGAAATGGATCGCCAGATGAAGAAAGATATCAAATCTGGAGTTGCTATTAGCGCAGCAGATTCTATGTCATTAGATACTATGGCACGACAAAATGATGCTTTTGCTCCAGAAATTCAAGATGCTCAAGCACAAGATGATGCTCAAAGGCAACTGGATTTAGAAAAAGAAAAAGCAAAGTTAGCACCCAAAACCCCAGCAAAACCAGCCTCAAATAAAGGTTCTGCTAAATAATTCTATATTAAATTAAGGTTTATTTATATGTCTAATATTTTGAACATCGTGAGTTCGATTGCCGATAACAAAAAAGCAGAAGCTTTAGACTCAATTGAAGATCTGATGCAGTCAAGTGCTGCTGAAGCAATTGGTCTGTATAAAAAAGCTGTCGCTTCTACTTATTTTAATGAACCAGTAGAACCACTAGAAACAGAACAATGAAACTAATCACGGAAAATATCGAAGAGATTAACGTCCTCGTTGAAGAAAATAACGGAAAGAAAAATCTTTACATTGAAGGAATTTTTCTACAATCTGAAATTAAAAACCGCAACGGACGTGTATATCCTTACGAAGTATTAAACAGAGAAGTACAAAGGTATAACGAACAGTATGTAAAATCTGGTCGTGCTTTAGGAGAACTTGGACATCCTGATGGTCCCACCGTTAATTTAGATAGAGTATCACATAAAATTATTTCACTCAAATCAGAAGGAAGTAATTTTATTGGTAAAGCACAAGTTCTCGATACTCCTATGGGTAAAATTGCCAAATCACTTTTAGAAGAAGGTGTACGACTCGGAGTTTCTTCCCGTGGTATGGGTTCACTTGAAGAGCGTAACGGAGCGAACTATGTTCGTGATGATTTTATGCTTGCCACTGCTGCTGATATTGTAGCAGATCCTTCCGCACCAGATGCTTTTGTTGATGGAATTATGGAAGGTAAAGAGTGGATTTGGGAAAATGGTATTTTACGTGAACATCAAGTAGCTAAATATCACAGATATATTTCGGAATCTACCAGGCGAAATATTGAAGAAAGGAAGCTCAAATCCTTTGAGCACTTCCTTTCAAATCTATAATTTCATAAATAATCTTAGAATAATTGTTAGAAGTACGAGGAAACTCAAATGTCAGATATGTTAAACGAAAGATTTGGGGAGCTTACCAAAGAGCAGAATATTGTTCTGGAAGCTGGCGATCCAATGCCTACGGTTTCTGCTTCTGTAATTCCTGGCACTGGTAAAGAGCCTTCACAAATCTCGGATGCTCAAACCGCTGGTGCTGGTGGCAGAGATCCACAACCATCAGTTCCCCCTTCAGTTGCTATCGGTCAAAAGCCAGCTACTGATCTTGGTGGCACATCAACAACTCCACACGAGCATGATGATGATGGCGAAGAGAATCCTGGAGCAAAGGCATCTGCCCCAATTTCACAAATTTCGGGTGATGCTCAACAGGCACATCAAAAGAGCCCTGGAGATATGGCAACCACTCCAACTGTAGGTACTGAAGTTGCTTATGGTACTTCTACTGGTCCTGCCGTAACTTATCCAATCAAGCCTTCGTTTGAAGAACTTGATCTTTCTTCGGATGTCGCCGCTCTAACCGAAGGAGAAGAACTCTCGGAAGAGTATAAGGATAAAGCAAAAACAATTTTTGAAGCTGCCGTAAGAGCAAAGCTTACCGAAGAGTACGCTAGACTCGAAGAGCAGTTTGAAACAAAACTTGCTGAGAAAGTAGAAACTGTAAAGGAAGAACTTTCTGAGGAAGTAAAAGGAATGGTAACATATGGTATTCAACGCTGGATCGAAGAAAACCAAGTTGCTATTGATCGTGGCATCCGTAACGAGATTACCGAAGACTTCATTGCTGGTCTAAGAAATCTCTTTGCTGAGCATTATATCAATATCCCCGACGAAAAAGCAAACGTTGTCGAGGAAATGGCTGACGAGCTTCGTGAGATGGAAGATCGCCTCAATGAACAAATTGAGCGTAACGTGGAATTAAATAATCGTCTTGCTGAGTCAAGCAAAGTCGTAATCCTAAACCAAGTTTCGGAAGGACTCGCTGATACTCAAAAAGAAAAGCTTGCTTCCCTATCTGAAGGGGTAACATTTGAAACGGCAGATCAATTTACTGAATCAGTAAAAACTCTCCGTAAATCATATTTCCCAGAATCAGTAATCAAATCAGAAGTAGGTGATGATACCCCAGTAGCATTAAGCGAAGATGTATCGCCAGTAATGGCATCATATCTTCAAGCTTTACAACGCTGGAAGTGATCTAAATAATAAATATTATCAAACGATAACATACGTTCAAAAGAGGTAAAAATGTTTAACGCTTCCCATCTAACAGAGAAGTGGGCACCAGTTCTCAATGCTTCCGAAGCTCCTGCTATTACGGATAAGCATAGACAAGCTGTAACCGCCGTAATTCTCGAAAACCAAGAAAGAGCCCTTCGTGAAGACAGCAACACTGTCGGTGCGATTGGTGGTAACGCTCTATCAGGTTCAGGTCTTGACACCAAAACTGGTGGACTAGCTGGTTTCGATCCTATCATGATCAGCCTAGTTCGTCGTGCCATGCCTAACCTAATGGCATACGACATCTGTGGTGTTCAGCCAATGAGCGGTCCTACTGGACTAATCTTCGCCATGAAGGCTCACTATCAGCATAATGGTTCCGCTGGTCTACGTAAGGGTCGTGAAGCTCTATTCAACGAGCCTGATGTTAACTTCTCTGCTAACACTCAGGGTCCTGGTGCTTACAATGATCCCGTTGTTCCCATCGGTGTTGCCAACGATCCTGCTTACGCTGCTTCAAATCCAGGTCTTCTTAACGACGCTGGCGCTGGCGCTGGTACTTACGAGCGTGGCGTTCGTCCTATTGCCCGTGAGACTGCCGAAGTTCTAGGTTCAGGACAGACTCTGTTCAACGAAATGAGCTTCAGCATCGAGAAGACTGCTGTAACCGCCAGAACCAGAGCCCTCCGCTCAGAGTACACTCTAGAGCTAGCTCAGGATCTTAAGGCTGTTCACGGTCTTGACGCTGAGCAAGAGCTAGCCAACATCCTCTCAAGCGAGATCCTCGCTGAGATCAACCGTGAAGTCGTTCGTACTGTATACACCATCGCTAAGCCTGGTGCTCAGAACAACGTTGCCCGTGCTGGCGTATTTGACCTTGACGTTGATTCAAACGGTCGTTGGTCAGTTGAGAAGTTCA